CAAGAGCAAGCAGGCGATGACCAAGTCGTTCGACACGGTCAACGCCGCAATCTTCGCTTCGCAGACTGGCAAGTCCATGTTGGGCCTGCAGGACATCTGTGCTGAGTCCACGGGAACCACGCTCGGCGGCATCTCGCAGTCCACCAATACATGGTGGGACAACAAGCGGGGCGACTTTAACAATGGCACCGGTGAGCTTTCCGCGTCCAGCACATCGTTCCTGACCAAGCAAACCGACCAGTTTGAAGGTATCACTGCCATGGGCATCATGTGGAATGCTTGCTCCGAGGGCAATGATAAGCCGGACTTGATTGTCACATCTTTCACCCACTACGGGAACTTCGAGGCTGTTTTTGAAGGTTCCGGCATGACGCGATTTGTGTCGAAGGGTGATCGGTCTGGTCCCAATTTCGGAATCGGCGCTGAAGGCGACGTAACGTACCGAGGCGCTCCGGTCATCGCCGACCGCGACTGCACTGCGGACAACATGTACTTCCTGAACACGAAGTATCTCAAGCTCAAGGTGCAGGCTGGCAAGAACTTCGCCAAGACCCCGTTCCGTGAGCCGTCCAACCAGTTGGCCCGTGTTGCGTTCGTCGTATTTGGCGCGCAGCTGGTCACCAACAACAGACGCCGTCAGGGCGTGCTGTACGATCTGGCATAAGGAGAGATTCTAATGGCCGATTGGAGAGTTACCGAACCTGGCTTTATTGGAGCGCAGGGTATCACCGAAACCTCGACCACGCAGAAGCATGAAATCGGCAAGATCGTGAAGGCAAGAGATTACGACACCTCCGATTACGGCGAGGGCGAGTTCATCTACGCCAAGGGGGTCGCTTCGACCGCCATTGGTTCGTGGGTGATTCTTGGAGACAGCGGCACAACCGCATTGGCGTCGGAAAACGACGTGGGGCCGGTCGGTGTTGCCATGTCTGCCAATGTTGCCAGCCAGTTCGGTTGGTATCAAGTCGGCGGCACTGCCGCGGGGAAAGTCCTGGCTTCGTTTGCTGCCACGACCGAACTCGGCTATCTCACCAGCACCGCTGGCAGTCTGGACGATGCCGTCGTCGCTGGTGACAATGTCATTGGTTTGAAAGCCTTGACAGCCATCGACACGCCTTCCTCCGGCTTGGCTGAGTTTAATCTCAGTCGTCCGGCTGCGATGAACGTGTAATTCAACCTACAGGGGAGAGTTTTTAGCTCTCCCCTGTAGTCACCTTGAGAAGGAATCATGGCAGAGCAAGCAAAGACTGATACGAAGACCCAGCTTAACAGCCTTCTGGAACTTGTTAAGCAGGCCCCTGCAGATTACAAGTCGGCGATGCGTGACGCGCTCGGCACAGGAAGTGTGATTCAGAAGGGGAAGCCGCCCCAGAACAATGCCGATGCCAAGCGAATTGCCTTTACGGTAGGAGAGATCCTGCATCCCGAAGGGTTTGAGCCAAAGCCCTCTGAGGGCCTTGTAGCGGCTCTTGGCAAGGAAGAGGCCCAGCGGGTCACCACAGAGCGTTACCTGCGGAACCAGGGCATCACAGGCGCTTCCAGCACGATCACGGGGCGTGACGCTGATCAAATGCATATCGCATCTGGAGAGATGACGATGTCTCCTGAAGAAGCAGCGGATCTGGCCGTAGAATAATGCCTGCCAGACCTCGGTCTGAGCGGAAGCAGGCGTCCCCACGGCTCGGACAGCCGGTGCGGAGGAGATCCGCAGCCAACCCTGTTGTGTCCGGGCAGCAGAACCAGGCCACCTCCTTCGGGGAGGTTGGTCTATTCGGAGTTATTACAGCGCAGACAGTCACCCTGTCGTCCTTCTTAAAGCTGGCGAACCTCACGACCACGCAGAGGGATGCGCTCACTGCCTCCAACGGCATGATCATTTACAACAGTAGCACCAACAAATTTCAAGGCTACGAAAACGGAGCCTGGGCGAATCTGATATGACACTGGCTACTGCAATTTCGATGGTGCTGTCTCGGGCGGGTTTGGACACGACCAACGCGACATACAAGGACCAAGCGCGGATCTACCTGAATACTGCGGCCACGGGGATCGTCAACTTACTCGGCGGTAAGTGGTGGTTTTTGCACAAGTCGTCCACGTTTGTAACTACCAGGACTATCACCATCACTGTGAGTTCTGGCGCGTTCACTGTTGGTGAGACGGTGACTGGTGGCACTTCTGGCACGATGGTGGTCACTGGGATTAGTGGGACTTTTGTTGCCGGGGAGACTGTGACTGGGGGCACTTCTGGAAGAACAGGAGTCATCACAACCGCATACGACGGTTCCACTTCGATCACACTTAGTTCTGTTTCGGGCACCTTCACATCGTCCGAAACAATAACTGGTGGCACATCGTCGGCCACTGCGACCTTCTCTTCTTTCACGGCATCTTCTTGCGTGGTTGACGCTGCGTATGACGCCACCAATTATCCCACCGCTTTGCTGATAAATGCACTGTCTGGGGCGTTCACCGCGTCTGAGACGCTGACGGGTGGCTCGTCCGGTGCCTCTGGCACGTATTCCAGCATCGCCAGTACGCAGACCTACGCTCTTGGTTCGGATGTGATCACCCCACACTCGTTTGTAGACGTGACGAACGACAGACCTCTGGGTGCTACCGGCATGGACTTCATTGACGCGGCTGACGCGGATAGAGACTACAACGCTGACGGTCGCCTGTGGCACCATGAGGGAATCGACTCGATTACTGGCAAGATTTTGATCCGCTTTCATCCGATCAGCGAGACTCCTGGCGACGACATTCGCTACCGCTACCTCGGTCGCATCACAGATTGGACTTCTTCAGACGACTCTACCGACATGGCTCGGTGGTTTCCCGAGGAGCTACAGCCTGCGCTGTGGATGGGTGCCGCTGAGTTGTACCTGCAGGAAAAAGGCGACGAGGAAGCCGCTGCCTCCAACCGGTATGAGCATGATCGGATCGTAAAAGCAGCCAAGGAAACCAACAGAACCATTTGGGGTAACAGAATATGGCGCAGGCAGTCCCTGCCCTCGTCCGGCGGGTTTAACTACAGCCCTGCAGCTGGAAGCCTAACGGCGGCATAAATGGCTATTGACGGCGAAGACATTCAATTAGGCCCCTGGACCGGCGGAGTGTGGTATTCCCGCCCCGAAGAGGATGTGGCTGAAGACGAAATTTCCTCCATGGAAAATGTTCGTATTCAGCCTGCAGGAGCCTGCGAGAAGCGTCCGGGGACTGTGTCCTATAAGTCCGCTGCCGCCTACACCTCCAATCCTACCTGTACAATGATCGCAGAGTTTACTGTGCCGCCCTCTACGACCCACGTCGTGGCGGTATTTGGCACAGCGATCTACCAATACTCGGCAGCATCCTCCCCCGTATGGCAGGCTATCACAGGAAGCCTGACGATTACTGCGGCAGACGATAATACGTTTGAATGGGCAGTGGACGAGGCGACCGGAACTTTGCTGGCAACCAACGGCGTAAACCCCCCTTGGAAGTGGACGGGGTCAAGCACCGCCGCCGCGGCTGACGTGGACTCGAGGTTTACCACTGCGGAGCATGTCGCCTTTTGGGACAACCGCGTTTGGTGGGGCAATGTTGATACGTCATATGATCGGCTATGGTATTCCGACATCGCAGACATTGACACTGTCGGAGCAACGTCGTTCTACCAGTTCGGCCACCCCATCACGGCATTGGTCCCGACCCGCAATGCGCTGACCGTGCATACAACGGGTGGCATCTATACGCTGGTGCCGACAGGCAATGCCGACATCCCCTATCAGCAGCAGCAGAAGACCGGGAGAGAGAACTCCGGTGGTGTAAGAGCAGGACGCGCGGCTTTGAATGGCCGTGCAATAGTTGTGCTTCCGGGCGACAGGCAGCTTTTCCTGCGCGCAGACGGGATTTACCTGTGGGACGGGGAAGACGAGGTCGAGAAAAAGTCTTTTCAGCTTGACCTGGGCTACTGGCCCGAGTTGGTCACCAGCCGCCTGACGCAAGCGTTTGCCGTCTATTATCCCAAGGAAGCCGAGGCGTGGTTTTGGGTTCCTTATGGGACTGGCCAGACGGCAATGAATCACATCATCGTCTATTCGGATCGGCACGATTGTTGGTTTGGCCCGATGACCGGATCGGGTTCCTACTTCTACCGCAACTGTGCGGCCTCTATCGACGGAAAACCCCATGCGGGGACTCTTAATTCGTCGGGGTCGATTGGCGGTAAAGTCATGGACCATGAGCCTGACAATACCTACAAGGACGACGACGCATCTGCCAGCGGAATCGCTATCCGTGCCTACTTCCGCACAGGTGCCCCGGCTCCTGAAGGTTCTGGAGTGCGGCTCCGCTGGCTCTATACTCGGACCTACTACGATGCCACAGGGAACTACAACATCACGGTCAACCAGGAGTCTTCTGGCGTCAGCGGAACAACAAAGACTTTGAATGTGTCTGGCGGTGGATTTGATTTGGACGAGGACAATCTTGACGAGGCCGAACTTGGCACCGTAAGAATGCTGGCCTACGACACAGATCTCAGTGAGTATGACCCGCACTCGAGCATCAAATTCACAAACAACGCTATCAATGAGTTTTTCCGTATTCGTAGAACACATCCGACGTACAAGAACATTGGCCGCAAGCGCCGTATCGGCGCAGGAGTTTCATAATGGCAGAAGGTTCATTCAGCGTCTTCAAAAACCCAGACCTTGTCAACATTACTGGCAAGGGCTTCGACAAGAAACGTCTTCGCCGCGGTAACCAGGGGTTTGATCCCGGCATTCAGATCGGAGATCTGGACACACAAGGCAACCGCAGCATCTTTGCGGACGGGACTCTTGTCGGCGCGACTTCGGGCCGAAATGTCATGGGGCACTCGCGGGGGTTCGGCAGCTTCATGCCCACGACAACGTCCTCCTCTGTCGGCGCAAATAATGCAGTAGCAGGCGGCGGGTCGGCTCCTCCAGGCGGAAGTGGTTCGGGCCAAGGGTCTGTCAATCCCATAGCCGACGTAGATCCTCTTCCGCCCTTAGATCCCCTTTCGACCCACGTCTCCGACGCCGACCCGCCGCGTGGCTCGAATCAATTTGAACTTGACGAAGATGTGTTTCCCGAGAAGCCTATTGAGGTCACCACTGAATCTGATCCGTACTTCAACCCCCAAGAATTTCGGACAGACCGAGGGGGTGGGGCCTTCGATACTGCTGACCAAAGGCTTGCGGCATTAAACGACCTTCGGTCCCTGCCTCCGATGCTGCAGGCACTCCAACAGATCGGGCTGGACCCAAGCTCTCCGTTGGCGCAGATGCTCAACAGCATCCAAACCGGGGGCGCGACAAGTGAACGGTTTCGTAGTTGGGATACGCCGG